GCTTGAAGATTCTGCTTTCAATTTAGAATCCGAAATGGGTACTGAATTTGCAGAACAATTTGCAAAACTTGAAGGTACTTCTTTTGTTTCAGGAAATGGTGTTGGTAAACCTTTAGGATTTACTGATTCAACAGCAGGTGTTTCTTCTACCAATTCAGGTAGTGGTTCAGCACTTACAGCTAATGGTATCTTAGACTTGGTATATGCTATCAAATCTGACTATCTTGGCAATGCTCGTTTCGTAATGAACAGAACAACTTTTGCTAAACTTCTACAATTAGAAGATGGTGAAGGTCAAAAAATATTCCACGTTGGTTTAAACCTTGTAAATGGTGCACCTTCTACAATAGCAGGTCATCCATATACATTAGCTACAGATATGCCTGACATAGGTGGTAGTGCTAAACCGATTGCTTTCGGAGACTTCTCTAAAGCATACACAATCGTGGACAGAGTAAATCTTTCAGTAATGAGAGACCCATACTCACAAGCTACATCAGGTAACATCAGATATGTTGCTCGTAGAAGGGTCGGTGGAACAGTAGTTCTTGCCGAAGCAATTAGACTACAAAACATTAGTGCATAACAGGAGACAACTATGAGAGATTTATCTAATAACGTAGTTGCTGTAGTGGGAACTGTTCCTGCTGTTGTGACTGCTGATGCTAATGGTACAGGAGTAGACCTACAAGGGTTTGAATCTGCAATGGTTATTGTTAATACAGGCATAGAGGGTGATACTTTATCAGGCTCAGTCAAGTTTGACTTTATCCTTGAAGAATCAGATGACAACTCTACTTATACTGCTGTAACAAGTTCAACATCTGTAACTGAAACTTCTGTTGATAGTAGTGGTATCTTTTTAACATTAGATGCAAATGGTGAAACACCACAAATCAAGCAAATTGGTTATATTGGTGGAAAACGATACATCAGATGTAAAATTGATGCTACAGGTACTCATTCAAATGGTACTCCAATGTCAATTGAGGTAATAAAAGGTAATCCACAGGATTCTGAGGATGCTTAATTAGTCTATAAATAGACTAGGTGGGTAGATTTATCATTCGGTCTACCCACCGATTGAGGTATACTATGACTGTGAGTACAGCATATACTGAAAGAGAGTTAGCTATAATAAAAGCTATCTACAAGATTGACCCAAAGGCTAAATTTAGCATCAAAGGTGGGTTAGAGAATCGTATTGACTTCTTGTATGGTGGTATCATATGGGAATCAGAACCTATTTCATGGGAAGAAGTAGTAGAAAAAATGTATGAATTAGAGGTAAATAAATGAAGATTAAAATGTTAATGGATTCATGTGGTACTGCAAACGAAAGTGGTAATGCTACAAAGATTTATAAAAAAGATGAACAGGTAGAGTGTAGTGCTAAGTGGCAACAAGACTTAGCTAAAGTATTTGTAGCTGAAGGACAAGCTATGGAAATCAAAACTGTAGAACCTGAAGAAAAGAAAGTTACAAAAAAGAAAACAGAAGCAAAACCAAAGAAAAAGAAAGCAGTCAAGAAGTAGTAAGACATGGCTCGTACTCTTGGAACAGACTTTCAGAATCAGTTAGATAGTTCACAGCTAGAGCCATTCTTTGCTGTATCAGTAGAATTTACAACACCACTTAGATTATGGACAGGTTACAGCACTATAACTATTGATGATAATTTTTATTTTGGTAGTGGCAATCTTTTAAAAATGTCACAAGTCAATGAAACAGCAGACATAAGAGCAACAGGATTAAACATAACCTTATCAGGTATGGAATCTAGCATCATATCATCAGCACTTACAGAAGATGTTCAAGGTACTGTAGTCAAAGTCTATTTTGGAGTTCTTACAACGACAGATAATGAAACTGTTGTAGTTGATACACCATACCAAATCTTTGAAGGATTCTTAGACACCATGACAATAAGAGAAGATGGTCAAACAGCAGAATTTACCATTACAGTAGAAAACAAATTAATAACCCTAGAAAAAGCAGTAGATAGAAGATATACAGACCAAGACCAAAAGAATCTATTTGCAGGTGATAAAGGTTTAGAATTTATAGATGATTTACAAGATAAAAATGTAGTATGGGGTGGTGGCTCTAACTGATGCAATATGAATCCATTAGAAAAAAGATTTAACGAGATAAGTAATGTTATAAGCATTTATAAGTCATTTGATAAGTACAAAGAACACACACAAGAAGAATTATTTAATTATCTATTACAACCTTTCAACTTAAACCAATACAAAATATTTTATAAAAAGGATAAACCATCAGCATTTATTTGTTGGTGTTTCTTAAATGAAGAATATGAAGAACATTTCATGATTACAGGAGAAGTCAATAATTGGAATTGTGGAAATAGAGTTTGGTTGGTAGACTTGCTATCATTAAATGATTCTAGGAATATGGTCAAATGGACTAACCGATATTTTTCTAAATTACTAGGTGTAGGTAAAAAAGTTAATTATTTAAGAATAGATGATAATTGGAATAAATACAGAGTATCATCATCAGTAACAAAGGAGTGTTATAGATAATGGGTGGTTCAGTAGGAGATATCGTAAGAGTAGTCGCTACAGTTGCAGTAGCTTATTATGCTCCTGCTTTCGGTGCTCAATTTGGTGCAGTAGGAAGTCTTGCTAACATATCAGCAAGGGTTGCTTTGACTATAGGAGCAAGTGCTGTTGCTAGTGCTTTAGCACCATCAACTAGGTCTAGAAATTCATCTCTACAACAACAATCTTATTCATCACAAACTAGCAATAGAAGTTTGATGATAAGACAACCTATCACATCAAGAGACACAGTTTATGGCTCTACTAAAAAGTCAGGTGCTATCTTGTTTATGGACACAACCGATAATAACAAAACTCTGCACTTAATAGTTCAGATTGCATCACACGAAATACAATCTTATGAAAAAATATATTTTAATGATGAAGAACTCACAATATCAAGTACAGGTAATGATTCTAATGGTATAGCAAGATACAAAGTCACAGCACCTACCAAATATGGTGGTACATCGAATGTCATCACAGGTCAGTCCTATAAGGTAAGAATAAAACAACATTTAGGTAGTGATGACCAAGTAGCTGATGCTGATTTAGTATCGAGTGTATCTAAATGGACTAGTGACCACAGATTGAGAGGAATTGCTTATCTTTATTTAACATTAGACTATGATGCAGATGCCTTTCCAAATGGTATTCCAAATGTTAGTGCTGAAATAAAAGGTAAAAAACTTACTGATTTCAGAGATTCATCAACAGCATTTTCTAGCAACCCTGCCTTATGTATATTTGATTATCTAACTGACACGAGGTTAGGACTTGGTATAAGTACAAGTAATATTGACACAACATCATTTACAACAATGGCTAACTTGTGTGATGAAAATGTAACTTTATCAGGTGGGTCTACTGAAAAAAAATATACATGCAATGGTATTGTTTATAACGATATTGCACCAATGCAAATATTAGAGGATTTACTTACTTCATGTTTGGGTGTCCTATCTTACTCTAATGGTAAATTTATTATAAAAGGTGGTCAGTATGTAGCACCTGTAGCATCTTTTGATGAAGATGATTTCATATCAGGTATAAATATAAACTCAAAACAATCAAGAAAATCATTGCACAATACTGTAAAAGGTATATTTACAGGTTCAGAAACAAATTTCCAACCAACAGATTATCCTGCTGTGACAAGCTCAACATTTGTTACACAAGATGGTGAGACAATTATATCTGATGTAGATTTACCATTTACTTCATCTAGTGCAACAGCTCAAAGGATTGCAAAAGTATCATTGTTCAAAAACAGACAACAAATGGTACTGACTACTACTTTAAATATGAAAGCATTTAAGCTACAAGTAGGAGATACTGTAAATATAACTAATGAAAGATTTGGGTTTAGTAATAAAGTATTTGAAGTAGCTGAATGGGTTATGAATACTGAGCAGTTAGGAATAGATATTATTTTAAAA